AAAAGCATAGCTGCGCATATCGAAAAATAATCTAATTTCCCCATTGCATGGACGAATATTGCAATGGGGAGTAGTCCCGCACCCCGGCGCGCGCAATGTTACCCGCCTGCCCGCTTCTGACTTGACTAACCGTTTTTAATGCATTCCTCAAAACGCCCCCAAGCCCAGCGAGAGGGGCGATCAGGTATTTTTTGATCCTTTCGGGATCATGCAAAACCATGCGCATAATGCATGCATGGCTCACACTAGCCCCAGACTGAGAAATCAGTGAATTTTTCCAGGCGCGTTTACGTCAAATATCACTTTCAGCAACTCCTCATTCGCTGCCGTTGCTAATTCCGAAATCCATTTAGCAACCAGCTCCCTCTCCTCTTTATCGCACTCAACGCGAGCGGAAAGTTTTGCAATCAAAGATATGCGTTCCAACAAAACTGCCGTCTGTAAAAAATCCATCTTTCCCCCAAAGATAATACTGTTTATTTATCCAGTACTATAAAATCATCTGCTTACAATTTCCATAAAAATCTTCATGTTATTCAAATTCAGCCCAATCCGGCAGCGGTTCAAAACTCATAACCAGATCACCAAAGCTGATTTTCGCCCCTCGGCTCAGCGCTTCCAGTTCCCAGCGTTCAGCCATGATGTTGTGTTTCATCAATTCGCGCGCGATTTCCGGCAAGCGCGCCCGTTCTTCTGTCGTCAATCTGGCCGACGGGGCTACATCACGGCCTTTTGTCGGGTCGAAACTGCGCTGCGCCTTACTGACTCTCGGTGTTTCCTCGCGTATACGTGCCACAATCGCCCTCACGGCGGCTGTGTCTGTCCAGTCAATTACCGAAATGGACGCTGTAGCGGCGTTCCCAGCCTGGATATAGCGCCCATTTGCGGCGGCTTTCTTTCCACCCAACCCACAGTTATTGACAGGACTCCGAGGCGCGCCGGAGGCGCTTTTTGAGGTCAAAACCTCAACGTCAACGGCGGAAGAAACGATGCGCCATTGTGTTGTACGGGTTTCATAAATACGGGAATCGCCGAGATGAGGCGCGAAAATACCCACAACCTTTTTCACTTCCTCATCGTAGGCGTTCAGCTCATCAGCCACGCGGCGGGCTACACGCACAGTTTGATCGTCGCGTGGCACATTAGCGCCGCCCTGGGCTGACATGTACGCCATAAAATCACCGGCATCAGCCGCAGCGCGGACGGCTTCAACTTCTTCGTCAAAGGTTTCCGTCAGACTGATGGAACGGATGCGGCGGCACTCACGGTAGGAACCCATGGTAGGCAGGCCGATTGGGTGAAACTGCGGAATACGCCAGGTAGCAGCCCAGGCAGTAACGGCAGCAGCGGAGTCTGTCAGCAACTCGCCTGTTTCGTGGTCGCGCTCGCCTTCCAGTGCGTAACCATCGATGTTCTTTGCAATGTATTTGGCGATGTAGCCAGCCGCGCCGCCACGGTTCAGGTGCTTACAGTCGAAGCGGTTTTTAGCTGCGCCGCGTTCGTCACCGTCTTCTTTCATGGCGTATTTGCGCATGATATCGATCACCCGCTGACGCATGGCGGGTTTGGTGAATAACATCATGTGCCAGTGCGGGGTCGCGTCGTGGTGAGGCTCGACAACGCGCATCCCGTAAATAGACAGGCCGCTATCCTTGAACGCGGTGCGCATTTTGCTCCAGATCCCACACAGATAACGCTGCGCATCTTTCGGTGTATAAGCTTCCTTGTCCCAGGCGTGATTTCGCTGAACGCGCTTTTTATCGCCCTTGCCCACCATGCGGGTCGGGTGATATTTGGAAGGAGTGGTGATGGTCAGAAACATCCCGACGTCACCATTTGCGGCAGCATATTTTTCGGTGCCGGCGATAGTGCTCATTAACTCCATGCGGCGGATTTCAGGGTTAGAAATACTCGCCATCACTTTGTCGATCAGACTGAAACGCTCGCCGGTTTCAATGTTTTCCAGGGCGCAGCTTTTCAGATAGTCAAGATTCGACAGGCGGCGCGCTCGTACTTCACGGATGGCCTGCTTACTGGCATACGGGGAAGCGTCGCGGTTCACTTTTCCGATGGCGATCAGTAAAGATTCACGCCAACGGGTGCGCTGGCCTTTCAACTGGCGTAACCACCAATCCGGATTAACCAGACGCGACATGGCAGCGATGGCGGAAACGGCATCCAGTTTGTCTTTGCAAAATCTTGTCCAATACATCGGCGTGACATTAAAAGCCTGTGCCATACCGGCGATTTCGCTGTACAGCTCGCACTGGGTATCACCCTCAAAAAGAATCGAATTATCCCCGTTGTACTGGGCAAGCAACTGATCACAACGGTCTTCATAGATTTCTTTGAGTTGTCCGGCAATGTCTTGGGCGAACCGGCGCAACGGTTTATCGCTCATGCTCGGCAGCCGGTGATAGGTGTCTGCCTCAGACATAAACTTCATGGAGGCATTAAGATTCATTTCATGCGCAGAATTGACTGCATCCACACGTGGCAGAATGCTGCGTCCCAACGTATAGACCAGATATTTATGTGCAGCGTGAACGCCCTGCTCTTTCAGCAGAAATTTATAGCGGCCTGTAAAAATTTCGCGGAGATCAGTGGAGAGGTTTTTTACTTTGATTAAAACAGCTTGCCCCTGATCGTATTCATCACGGGTAAGCGGTCTTTCCAGGCCAGAAACGGCCTGGCGTGGTTTGTTCCAGGGAAACGCCCAGACTTCGGGCGTTTTAATCTGAGGCGTAAAACGGCTGGTCTGCATTACATGCCGTCTTTGAGATCAATGACCAGATAGCCCGCATTGATAGCGGCCAATAAGAGCAACACCACCGCGAAGATGATCACTGGTTGCCTCGATAGTGTTTGGCATTGAGTTCACTAAGTTCTTTGCAATACACACAAAGCTCAACACCTGGCAGAGCAGCGCGGCGTTCTTCGGGAATTGGACGGTCACACTCAAGGCAAAACATGGCGGAAACGCCTGCAACAGTTGCGCGGGCGGCTTGGATTTGGGCGGAAAGAATGAGGTCTGCACGCTCTTGAGCGGAGTCGATAACATCAGCCATTAGTGCACATCTCCCGATTCGTTTTGAATGCGGGTAGCTTCCTGGCGTAAAGCCTCGGCTGCCTCGGTGCCGGTCATTTCTTTCTGGATGATGAAACAGGCGATAGCTTCCAGACGGGAGGCAAACACCTGCGCACGATTACCGCGTTCTTCGTTACGTGCAGCGTTGAGCATTAAAGCCAACTCGCCGGTGTAGTCCCCTTCTGCCGACGCCATATCGAAACCGACAGCAGGCAAACCAGCAGAGCCGAGTCGGGATTCATTAATCATTGTTTTCATGTGTAAAACTCCTGTTTTTGGGCAAAAGAATGCCCGGCGGGTTTACGCCTATTAATTTCAATTTGGGTTAGTGTTTAATATTTATCTTGCAGTCATCTTCACTGATAAATTTCGGCAGTGATTCAGTTAAACCAAGTAAAGAATTTAGCGCCGCAACCACTTGATGCCTCTCAGTCGGCGTTAACTCTGCAAACTTCATTTCAACATGGCGGCGATTCAGGCCAGCATGGAAGCAAATTGTCTTACGCATATGCAGCGGCTGAGTATCAAACGTTTCCTGCGCTACATTCTTCTTGTGTTCCAACATCTCTTTAATTTTAGAAATGTGCTTTTTGCCTATTTGAATATGTTCTTCATTTCCTAAAAACATAATCACCTCAACTAAACAGACGCTTCAAAAGCGGCTTTGAATTTCTTACGGCCTGCGGGGCAGTAGCTTTTGACAGTGAAGGACTCCACCGCTTTCCGCCTGGCAACTCAATGCAACCATGACCAAAATGACGTAAAGGACTTTGCTGCTTCAGAAGTGGTGCGATTGAAATTGGCATAGTCAGATCATCCCATTGGTAGCAACGCTAGCGACAGCACCGACGGCAGAGGCCAGCACCGGTGAACCTTCGACCCGCCCCTGAATCGCCAAACCGATCAGCGACAGGTGGCGGATACCTGCGTTCACACTTTCCATAATTGCGTTTTTAGCCTGGCGTGTTTGTCGTTCCGGTGATGCCGCGCCCGCAGCAACCGATCCCAACGCTGCCGTGGCGTGAAGCGTGTAGGTAGCAATATTCCCCTCGGCCAACTCATTTACTGGAACCGCAGGCATACATTTCATCTGTGCCAGCAATCCATCGATCAGAGTTGCGTCTTCGGTAGCATCAGTGATCACCGCAATTTCAATGGCAGTAAGCTGATGAACCTGATCAGGATTCAGCTTGTTACGAAGGGTCTGTTCTTTCATTCCAATAGTGCGAGCAAGTTTTGACAGGTTGTGACGAACGGCAAAAGCACGACACGCGTTATCAAAGTGCGGCTGGTTGGAAACCTGAAAATCAAACATGTTTACCTCTCAAAATTCACTTAATGTGAATTAAGCGCCAATTATGATTTGAAAGCGTGAATGACCAAGATTCTTTTTGGCTTCCATTTCTTTATAACGAGCGTAAAGAATTCTGATTGGACCACCGGCACGCTTGTTGCCTTTCTTGATAGTGCGAGGCTCGATGGGAATGCGAGGGTTTTCGCCGGTCGTCTGGCGATAAACGGTACGAACGGATACACCTTCGAGGGCTGCGAATTCCTCAGGGTGGACAGTTGCGCGGGGGATCTTGATTGTAATGAGTGTGGTCATAATGCATTATTTCCTTTTTAGTGATTTATTTGTCATTGATTGCCACCGTTTGCCAACTCAAGCCACCAATGACTTAGGTTTAATCGAAATTTACTACCCAATCGAGTAGTAGTCAACAGGGTTTCTCGAAATGATAGTTGATGATTCAGAAATGAATAACGTCGAGGTGCTTGATCGTATATGCGAGGCTTATGGGTTTTCTCAGAAAATTCAGTTAGCTAAGCACTTCAAGATTGCCGCCAGCTCCCTGTCAAACCGCTATACAAGAGGAGCAATTTCTTATGATTTTGCCGCACATTGTAGCCTTGAGACAGGAACGAGCCTGCGCTGGCTTCTGACAGGTAATGGTGAGCCCCTTTCGAAAGAAATCATTCAAAATGAAGCAAGTCAGATTGATTTATTCACTTTAAGTGAAGGAAAACTTGAAGAGTTGGGTTTTATCGAGGCTGGAAAACTCTTATTCAGCAAGCCAGTAGTCACCCCTATTGCGGTGAAGACCGAGGGTAAAATTTATTTCATTGATAAAAGCTCAGCGTTATCTGACGGTATATGGCTAATTGATATTGAAGGGAGTGTCAGCATTCGTGAACTTACCTTATTGCCAGCAAGAAAATTACATGTTGCAGGCGGCAAAGTTCCTTTTGAATGTGGCATTGACGAGATCAAAACGCTGGGTCGTGTAATAGGGATTTATACAGAGGTTAACTGATGGCGATCAGAAAACAGGCTGATGGATGGTGGTTATGCGAGCTTTATCCGAATGGAGCAAAGGGTAAACGTATACGGAAAAAATTTGCTACTAAAGGCGAAGCGATAGCGTTTGAACAGCACACCATCACCAAACCCTGGCAAGAAGAAAAGGATGATGATCGCACGTTGCTGGATCTGATAAAAGCCTGGTACTCAGCTCACGGCATAACCTTAAAAGATGGCGAACGGCGTCAGGATGCCATGACTCATGCTTATGAATGCATGGGGCAACCTTTAGCCAGGGAATTTGATGCCCAGATGTTCTCACGCTATCGCGAAAAACGCCTTTCGGGTGATTACTCGCGGTCCAATAGAGTTAAGAAAGTCGCGCCTCGAACCATTAATCTTGAACTGGCATATTTCAGAGCAGTTTTTAATGAGCTTGGTCGCTTGGGTGAATGGAAAGGAGGTAACCCGATCAAGAATGTACGCCCTTTCCGTACAGAAGAAAGCGAGATGACTTTTTTAACGAAAGAACAAATCGGACAGTTGCTAGAGGAGTGCGGCAGAGAAAACAATACTGACCTCGTTTGCATCGTTAAGTTATGCCTATCCACAGGAGCGCGCTGGTCAGAGGCTGAAGAACTGAATAAAAGTCAGGTCACTAAATATAAAGTCACTTATACCAAAACCAAAGGTCGAAAAAATAGAACTATCCCTATAAGTGAAGCTCTTCACGACTCGTTACCAGAAGTGAAAAAAGGCAGGTTATTTAAAAACTGCTATGGAGCGTTTCGTTCCGCACTTGAACGAACTGATATTGAACTGCCAGCCGGCCAACTAACACACGTTTTGCGCCACACTTTCGCATCTCACTTTATGATGAATGGAGGGAATATTTTAGTATTGCAACGGGTTCTCGGTCACACAGATATCAAAATGACAATGAGATACTCTCATTTTGCTCCGGAGCATCTTGGAGAAGCATTAAGACTCAACCCTTTATCAAGTACCTAATGTTAGAACGTTCTTTCTTGGGTGCATTTACCTGTTCCTCTTCGATTGAGCGCACAATACACACGCTTGGCTGTTGTGAGGGAGAGGCTGTTTTTATAAATCAATGCCATATAGAGCTATTGGGCTGCTAACGGGCATAAAATTGTTATGCAAGAACCCACTCTAAATGAAATGATAACATCAGGTAAATACTATCAGTACACTGTTTATCGAACGACCGGCACATGTAATGAAGTCACATGATAAGAAATGGTGAGCTAGATATGTTACTAGTAACACTTGGCTTTTTCCTAAAACACAGAAACCTCTTTGCAGCACAAATAGTTTTAGATTTTAATTGCTAGTTTTTGGTTACAGCCACCCCGAATTTCAGCTAAGATTGATAAAAATAAAAACTAACTACGGACGACTTAACGATGCACACAGTTCACATGTCTTCATTTAGAGTTTTGCTCAAAGCGAGAGCTAGGAAATCATTCAAGCTTGGAGCATTAAATAACAATCAGCATATAAATGCTTATGAGATAACAAAGCAGATACTTAAAAGTAATACAAATGTACCTCTCGAGGATAAAGATACTAAACTCATAGTCTCTATTCCCTCTGGAAGCCTAACGTTTGATGATAAAAAAAGAATAATATATGGGTATGTTAATGCGGGCCGCTATGGCGAGAATTATACTGTAAGACAAAAAATGTTATCATCAACAAACCATAAAAAAGTAAATCATGATGAGGTTACAGAAAAAAGAAGATATATTTTTATATACCTTCCGGATAGTTTGGATACTGGAGTAGTGGCATTTCACGATACATCAAGATTGAATGCTAGAATTCCAATTAAGCGTATAATAGAAAATGGCTTTCTTGCTCAGACGCCACCATTGGAAGCCCGTGTGCGGCCTTTATTACATGAAGATGTGCCTCAAGGTGTTAAAGATTCACCTGTAATGGAAGTAAAGGCTGTTGGATATAAAGTTAGTAAGGATACTGCAGACGCCATGCGTCTGATCGGAAGCAGAACTACAGCAGACTTTGTGATTAAAAACAAAGGGTATTCATTGGGTACAGTGTCAGATTTTCTCGGTACAAGTAAATCACAAAATAAATTGATAGAAATTCTTGAGCCTGATAGTGAGAAAGTTAAGATTACTGCCCAAGTAAATGGCAAGGATAAGGTTTATGAGTTGAGGAACATTATCGCAAAAGGAGTGTCTATAACTTTAGATGATGCTAATCTTAATATAGATCCACTAACGAACGAGCCAAATGAACAAGATTTACACAATGCTGTGAGAGAAGAAATAAACGATTTTCTTTCAGACATTTACGGTCAAGGATATGCAATATGAACAAAATAAACATCTACTGGCTGATAACAAATCATATTTCTAGTCTGAAAGATGAAGGTTCAACAACTTTATCAAAACAAGATCTATGGCTTCATTTTTTTTTCCCGGCGTTAGCATCTGCGCTAGTATGTTTTTTCTGTAAAGTTATGCCAGCATCAGTTGTTGGGATAATGGTTAACTTTGGTTCTATTACGACCGCATTATTAATGAGTGCAGTTGTAATGGTTTATGACCAAAAAAGTAAAATTATTGAAAAGAAAGAAAGAGAGAATGTACAAGACAAAATAACCACATATACAAAAAATATATCTTTATATAAGGAGCTATGCCAAAACATTTGTTTTGCCATACTCACATCAATAATAATAGTTATACTGTCAGCTATATTATCTTTTTATGACTTAAAAATAACATCCGGATTTGGTTATTATTTCTTCCTTGCTTGTTCTTTTTTTTGTTATGCATTTTTCATATCAACAATGATAACTTTCCTTATGATTTTAAAGAGATTTAGCATTGTATTGGATAACTAATCCTAAATGGCTTTCTTGTGCGGCAAGGAAGCCACTTATCATTAAAAACACATTTATCATCACAAAAACATATTAATTTGTTGATTTTTAAGTTGATATAGTTTCTCACTCAACTTTATTTTTTCTTCAGCTTTAGCATAGTCAGTAGCTGTCATATATTTAACCAATGTATCAAGGTCATCTGCCGATTTTATGACAATAAATTCCTTCGTCTTATTAATAAAGACAACTGAATTTTTCTTTCTTTGAAGTAGCTCAATCACATTACTTAGCGTTCCCACACTTTTGGCATCCCATACCATCAAACCGCAATCGGCTTTTTCTGCCATCTGGATATCTTTTGCCGTGAAGAAAGCACGAGTACCACGTGGATGATCCGTTTCAACAACGTTAACCGGCCAAGACCCTAGGTTGTTGCGAGGTTTTGGAGTGCTACTGAACACGGTGGTTGCGTTACACCCAAGTTGTAACAGTTCGCGTTGCACTGATGAATCAACACCGTTAGCGTCCCCAACGACAACGCTGAATTCTTTCTTCACAATCTTCTTTAATCGTTCAATAATGAGCGGATCTAGTTTCTTGATGGTGATCGAGCCAGCAACAAATATAGTCGTCATGATGGTTTCCAAGTCAAAGCTGCAACAAAGATTTTATTAATTTTATTATAACTGCGAAGTGTTGCGCATGCAGCCTCCATAGATGCCCCTGTATGATAGAGGTCATCAATGATTAGTGCGTTGTAGGGACCCGGGCCATCAATTTGGTCGTTATAAGAAAAGGCGTTAGCGACAGCAGCTTCTTTTTCGTCCTTAGTTTTCAGATCCTTCAGTGATTGGCCGCCAGAAGCTTTCAAAAGCAGATGGTTGAAGCTCATCAGTCCGTGCCCCATTTTCTGTGCAAGCGCTTCTGAAATTGCTGTAACAGGCTGTCTTGGTCTAGGTTTCGATGCCGCCATAGGTATGATTAGCTGGATGTTGCTAAATAGTGGAACTGCGTTCTGCAGTAAGCATTGAGCAAGCAAATCTACCTGCACCCAATTATCCTTATATTTTAGCTGATAAACAGCTTCACCAACTTCTGTACGCTCATTGTCGAACATCGGATAACCAGCGCCGTTATACCCTAAAAAGGTACTTTTCAACATGTGCTTATCCATCGCAAATCCAAGTTCCCAGTTGCCCTGTATAGGTTTTATATTCACTTTCATTTGTCATCCCTTCCAAAATATTAAGTATGGAGATAACTTACATCGATTAGAATTTATCTCAAAGATGGTTTATCGAAAATACGAATGTATGAATAGCCTTTTGCAGACTGCGGCATTATAAACGAGGCTATGTCCACGACCGGTTAAAAGTTGACGATCACGCCTTTGTCCAGCGACGACAATGCCTAGAAGACATGGCGATAAAGTGGCGATGAAAATGGTGTTATCTGATAAAACATGGCAATTATCGGCACACCATGCCATTGATTATTAAAGTAAATATATGATTTAACTAAAAATAAATAGCTACTCATAATCGCTTGGTCGCTGGTTCAAGTCCAGCAAGGGCCACCAAATTTTAGTTTGAGATTCAAACGATTAAGCCACTTCATACGGAGTGGCTTTTTTGTTGCGTGAATACCTGTCTTCCCCTGACTTTTACACGGATTGAGCCTCTCTCGTCATTGACCCCATACGCCCTG